CCCACAACTCCCAACCCGCCTTAGTCGCATTCTTCCGAAACTCCTCAACACGAATCAAACCCTTCTCGGCAGCCGAGATCAAATCAGAAATCAACAACTCAGGAGTCTTAGGATTACCCCAATTCAAACGCACAGCAGCCTTAACAGCATCAAAACCCGCCTCCAAAACCGCAGGAGCAAAAACTTCACCCTCAACAGTCCGCTTAATATCCCGCTGAGTCGGCTTAATCAACAAATCCTGCAGTTCCTTAGCAGCATTCGCCGACGCCTCAGTAAACCCAGGCGTACTAAACAAACGCGGCAACGGCGTCTGACACCCCAAATAAAACTGATTAATCATGTGGTCAATGTAGGCTTCAAAACGCCCACGAGGATCAATCTGAACAGGATTAAGCGAGGGCGGCGCAACATCCTTACCAACCTTCCCACCATAGAAAAGCCAAGAACCCTCCTTTTTGCGATTCTTAATCGCAGACTCCCACTTCTGAATAGTCTCCTTATCCGCACCTGGAACAAAAACTAACACGTCAGGACCCGCATACTTCTCAAAAATCCGCGGCATAATCGACTCAATCTTCGCCTTCATAGCCGAATAACTAGGACGCCTCTCACAACCCTGAATCTGCAAAGTCAAAAGCAACGTCTGCATCAAACCAATGCCAAACCCAGCAGACTCATCATCATCCTCAAGCTTCCAATGAATAACCACGTCAGGCTTAAGCGTACCACCACCATACTTACTACGAAGCTTATACCCAGTCACTTTGTATGGGATTTTGATATTAACCAACTTGGTTGATTCAATTTCAATCTTCTCAACCGCATCAAGCGGAAGTCGAATAACCTCAGCAACTGAAACCTTAAGCCAAAAAACGTTCCCGCAAGCAATCAACCGCTTCGCCATACGATTAAGCATACGATCCAAATTCACGCCTTTAGGCGGTGAACCACAGAAAACATCCACGGCGTCCTTAGCCTTTTCAGCATCCTCATAATCATTTTTGCTTGCGCAAGTGGTATAAAAACCCATGCCGACAAGCGAAGCCGCCAACAAGTCAACGCTACTTCGACAAGTAGTATCCCGCTTATAGAGCTCCCAACAATCAGCCAACGGAATAATCGGCGTATCATACCAAGTCTCACTACCTGGAGAAGCAACACCCGAAACCATCGGCGCCCTAGAAAGAACCTCGCGCAAACGCTTAAGCTTACTACTCAAGACAAAGCCTCCAGCAACAGCCGACCCTTATCCGACAAACAAAAAGGCGCCAACTTCTCAGGCCCACACTTCACAACACGGCCAGAACTAACCAAAAAATAAAAAACACTGTTAAAAACAGTAAGAGACCCATTCAAACGCTTAATAAACTCAGTCTGCAACGCCGTATAACGCAAATTGCCACGGCTAAGCAACCGCAAAACCTCAAGCTGCCGACGCTCAAACTCTTCATGCTTATTCACTTGTCAACTCAACCTCAACAGGCTTCTTATCCGAATAAAAAGGGGAATGATCGGAGTGACCGACCAAATTATTACAGACCTTCAACACCAGCAAATCACGAACACCGTTTTTACCGTAAGTATTCGACGCTAAATCAGGCGTATAGTCAACCATCCTCTGGCCACACTCAGGACAAACCTCAAAGCAGTCGCAAAGAACTAAATCAGGATGTTTCGAGTGAAACACTTTGCCGCAATTAGAGCACTTGCCCGAGCAGTCAACCAAAGTATAGGAAGACAACGCACTGCACCACTTAAGTCAAAGTCGCCTTAATGTTACTTATACGCGAAACAGCAGAAGCACGCAGAACACCGAGGCCAAAGCGAGTAGTCGCACGAATACCGAACATGCCAGTTTTAACGTCAACCCAGTCCTCAACAGTCACATCACGCCTAAGCAACATAACCGCCGCAATCTTAGAATCAATCGCGTAAGCAGTCGTGTTAGTCACCAATGTACTTGGTTGAACAGACATACCAAGAACGTTACCGATGCTTCCACGCTGAATATCAGTACTTTCAGCAGGCAGATACACCGACTTAACAAACTTGTCATCGTTCAACAACTGATGCTTCCCAAGCACACTTGCAACGAAAACATCAGGGGCCCAATCTTCATTTTCAACAGCATTATGCCCAGCCAGCAACAAAGCCCAACTAAGCACCGCACCGCCACCAGCAACCTCAGCACCGCCAGCAAGATCAGCAGCCGCAATAGCAGCATACAAAGCAAGAATCAGTTCAGTCTCATTTTTGCCTAAGGCCCTGCCAACTTTCTCAATCATGTTCTGCATGACATTCCAAGTCGCATCCTCAGCAAATTCCCTAGTCCATTCTTCAGAAGCCTCAGCCAAAATATTCGTGTAAATGTCAACAGTACCGTTTTTGTTGCCGCTTAAACGCGTAACAGCACCTTCAGCATACCGGTAAGCAATAGCATCAGCATCCAACGGAAAACGCTCCATCTGCTCAGTAGTAGGCATAACATTGATTATGTTTCTGCCAATAAGATTCGGTTGTGCAGCAGCAACAAGCGTATCATGCATTCTTCCAAGAGCGCCAGCACCATCACTAAACAAGCCTTCTTTAATGCCACACTCAGTATAACGCTTCATGAAAGGATGCGAACTCATCTTAGGCTTCAAGTCCTCGTAGATTCGCCGAGCAGAACCTTCGCCAACCGCTTTATCCTGCATAACAGCTTCAAAAAGTCTAGGCTTCATCTTTAAGCCCCAACCTGTATGAAGAGAAGATCCCCAGCAGTAGTCGTAGCCTGCAACGCCTTAGCAAAACCCTGAGCAAAAGGCACAGCAACCGTATACGTCGCAGAACCACCTTCGTTCACAGCCTGGCTAACATCAGTCAGCATAAGCACACGCTGAGAAGAATCCGCACCGTAAACCCGTTTGCCAATAGTAATAGCTCCGCCAGCAGCAACCTTAACCCGCCCTTTAACAAGAACAGGAACAGGTTCAGTATCATCAACAGTTGCCATCGCAATACCAATACAATCTTGCGCAGCAGCCGCAGGAGTCACATTCTCAGACGCACTAAGATACACAGGATCACCTTTGGTAATTGCCGCATCAGCAGTAAAAGTCTCGATAACAGCGTTAGGGTCGTCAGTTTCGCCAATAGCCATTCCAGTTTTACCACTTAAATCAGCAGCCATAAAAAATCAATCTCCACAAATTTTAAACTTAACGACTAACAAGTTCGTCCTTTTTAGCCGGTCTAAGTGACTAGAAAAAATCATTGCGGTGTACTCCGCTTAGCAGGCTTCTTATCCTCAAGTTCACGAAGCCACGCAGCAAGCTCAGCATTATCCAAAACACGTTTTTTGCTTTCCGCATAAAAATTAACTTTAGCCGCCATGTCACTTCAACTTCTCTTTAGCCTTGAAAATCTCTGCCCTAATCGCTTGAGCCTGACGCTGACTAAACATACTGCTACGCTCAGCCATCATAGGAGGCAACAGCTTTTCAAGCACAGCAACATGCTCAGAAACAGCCATCAACACCGGAGGCGCCGCAAGCAAATCCACACCAGGCATCAACTTCTTAAGCTTCTCAACCGTTTGTTTAGCAACCGTAAGCTCAGCCTCTTTAACCACTAATTTCTCAGCCGCCGTCAACTCTTTGGTGTAACCCTGACACTTCGCCTTCAATTCTTCAGGCAACGCATTGTACGCCGCATCATTCGGTTGATACTTCACCTCGATACCTGCAGCAAGAGCCGCCCCAACAATCTTAGCCAAAATCTTAGCCTGCTCCTCAGCACTGTAATCCGCACGATTCTCAGGCACATTAAAATACGCCAAAGCCGCCTGCGCATGCTCCGCGTCGACAGGATAACGATAATTCACAGGATCAGCAAACATGTCATCAGCTATACTGGAAAACTCCGCTGGCTTCGTTACGGCGCCGCCTTTCTTAATGCCAATACCAAACTGTTGACTACGGGCAACCTGCGCCTGACTATCAGCCGCCGCCTGATCCGCCTCCGCAACCTTCCTCTTCAAATCCACATTCTCCTGAGAGATTTTCTCGCCGACTTTAACGGCGACCTTTTCAGCTAAACTATCCAAGTCTTTTTCTTCCAATTTCTCAACTCTATTTTGATTAACAAAATGAACATGCAACCGCTCAACAATGTCATAACCACACTTACAATTCTCATGAATCGGCAACGCAGGCTGAGTACCATAAACAAACTCCTTGCCATCCAACGCTTTGCATTTCTCGCAAGGATTAGGACCTAAAGCCTGAAAACGCACCTTAAATGTATCATGACCCGACGAAGAAGGCAAATAAGCCTCAGGTAATTTTGCCAAAGCATCAGCTGGCAAAACCAACGACTGAGCATTATCCCCACAAGCCGTACAGGTACTAACCAAATACTCGCCAGGCTGGCCACAGAAAACACAACTCAAATCATCAGAAGACAAAGCCGAAAGCAACTCCTTAGCCTTCAACCGCACCTTCCCATGATCAGGATGCGCTAAACTCTCCCTAAGATGCTCAAGAACCTGAATATTCGTCTCAGGAATACCAGGAACAGCAACCAAACTCAACTCAGGATTAGACAGGCCATGTGGAACCTTCGCATCAACCAAGTCGACAGCGTCATAATCCGCCCCAACACTCACATGCTGAATCAACCCATTACGGATTTTATCAGCTATAATCTGGTCGTAAATCTCCGCTTCATATATCAAACACCTAGACTTTGCGTCATAGATGCTCTTAGTAACCTTCCCAGCCGCATTGTTAACGGACACATGCTCAATGTACACGGGCGCCCCAACAAGTTTATCCGCAAACGCCTGCAGCTCCTCAACCGTATAAACATTAAAATTCCTGCTCATCCCCGCAGCCATAGCCACGCCAGAAATCCGCAGCGGCATACCAGCAGCTTCAAGAACCCGAAAAGGCAAAAGCGAAGCTACATGCTCACGCAACTTCTTCTTATAATCCCCGCAACCAGCCGACAAACCCACTAAACTCCCACAAACACAATACGAGAAAACAATTAAAG